AGCATGGGGAAAGCAAAAGTGGAGAACGAAATCTGGGAAGAAATCTTCCCAAACTGGGGAAAGATATTTGCCAGAGAAAGCTATCAAGAGTCTATCATCTGCGGAGTATGCGGCAACGACAAAAGCAAAACGGCAAGGAACAAAGAAGGGAAAACAGTTTGTGAAACAACCGAAAGGGATTGCAAAAAAAACATCTAAATATAGGAGATATAGCTAATGTACGGAATGAAAAAAACTAACATGAAAAAGAAACCAACTGCTATGAAGAAAAAATATAAAGGTTTTTCTAAATTACCAGAAGGTGTACAGAAAAAAATAAATAAAAAACTAGCTAAGAAAGTATAATGCGAAAGGGCTTGTATGCTAACATCCATGCGAAAAGAAAGCGTGGAGGTAAAATGAAAAAGAAAGGTGCAAAGGGTGCACCAACATCAGCTAATTTTAAAAGAGCTGCAATGACAGTAAGGAAAAAATAATGGCAAAGACAGCAGCATGGCAGCGTAAAGAAGGTAAGAATCCTAAAGGTGGATTAAATGCTAAAGGTCGTGCATCCTACAACAAAGCAACTGGGGGAAACTTAAAGGCCCCAAGTAAAAAAGTAGGAAACAAAAGGCGTGCTAGCTTCTGTGCTCGGATGAAAGGCATGAAGAAAAAACTTACATCAGCAAAGACAGCTAGAGATCCTAACAGTAGAATTAATAAGTCATTAAGGGCTTGGAACTGTTAATATAAAATAAAAAAAGGGGAGCCGTAAAGACCCCCCTCATCGCAGGCAACAACAAAGACACACAGAGATTACTCTGGGTGTCTTTTTTTTTGGTCTGATTGATACATAGATCTATCACCCCATCTCTTTCTCCAAAGATAGCTACTAAATCTACATGCGTATCTTTCTACCAATTCCATAATTATATTATGCCAAAATAATTTTCTAAATCTTTTGTATAATCTGTTTAATATCATCTTGTAATTTTTTACCTACAGAGTTAGCATGATTGATTACAGCAGCACATAGATTACCATGATAAGGATATGCCTTTAAAGCATCCCTAACTTTACCTACAGGTTTACCCCCATAATCAATTACAATTGCATTGTCTTTGTTTAAACCTATCTTTAGTTCAAATAGTATGCCAGTAAATTTATCTAAATCATTTTTTTCCGACATCTTTTTCTCCCTCTGGATTAAAAGGTTTTAGTTGGGCTATCTGATTCATTAAAGAAAATACCTCACCATATGGTCTTGTCATAAGGTATTTCATCATGTCTTTTAATTGTTCAGCATCAACAAGATACTGCTTTCCTTTTGGTTCTTTGTCCATCTTTCCTCCTATTAGAACGGTATGTCATCATCATTAGGATAATGTTTTTTTAATGTTTCTAATTTTTCTTCTGCATTAGCTATCTTATCTACTTGCTTATCAATTTCATCTATAAACTGAGGATGCTCTCCTATGCCTACAGGTTTTTGCAGGTAAACCTCGATAACTGCTTTTGCTGCTTTTATTTCTGCATCATACTTTGCTTCTAATGCTTCTATAAAAAGATCTCCCATTATTGTGCCCCTTTAAATTGATAGTATTTATCTTCAACTAATTCCTCATCATCAAGATAAGGATTGTATTTAGCTGCATCGGATTCTCTTGCATCTCTTATAGTTTGATTTAAAGTTCTACCTTGCTTTAAACATCCTGCAACAAAATCTTCTACTTCTATTATTGCTTGCTTAACCTGCCCCATTACTAACCTCCTTTATTAACCTATTTAAATACCAACTAGCTTTTTGTAAATCTTCTAGTGGCTCTCCTTTAAATTTATATCTTGAAACATATTTCAAAATATTTCCTTTAAGGTATCCATGATACTCGTCATTCTCCATACAATCACGAATAACTTCTATAGTTTCTTTTTTACCATGTTTATAATGTTCGGGTGAATGAACATTGTCATGCTTTCTTTCATTCTCATATGACATATCTAAACCATGGTCTTTTAAAGATATATATGTTCGTTTACTTTTTACCATACTTTCTCCTAATAGTATTATATTCTACCATCTCTAAATCATACTGACCTTTAGATACATTACGCTTAACTACAAGTCCACTCCACCACATTTGCTGTGTAGCTTTAGCATAATTTTCTTTATGATGCAAGTAACATCCTGCAGATAATCCCATAAGTTTTTTACCAGATGGTAATGCACACATAGCGTAATCAAAAGTATGTATATGGCCTACAGTAGAAGATACTTTATTTTTTAGGAGGAGAGAACGAGCAACGTTGTCACCGCTAATAGGCTTCCCCATGACACCAGTAGGATAGTTATGGCAATAATATACACCATCAACATTGACGGGTTTTTGGTACTCATAAACCTCCCAACCAAATTTTTCAAATTTAAAGTCGTTTGTGCTAATTGTGCCTTCAAGTTCTGGTATGTCATCTACTGTTCTATCTATCCTATCTTCGTGATTGCCAAGTAGCATGATCTTTCTTAGCCGTCTTCCATCAAGACCTTTGTTAAATTTTTCCAATGCATCATGGGCATGGTCTATGTCTTTTTTATATCTTCTACCTTCAAATGATTTCTTGCCTTTATCATAACTAGATAGTGAATCCATACTAGCAAAGTCTCCCATGCATATTATAGTATTCGGTCTTAAATCATGTGCAAATTTACCTGCCCATAAAAATCTTTCATTGCTTGCTTTGGGTGTGCAATGAGGGTCACCCATAACTAAATGTGTTGCCACTAGTTTAACTCCTTATCACGTTTTTGTTTGAGGAACTCCAAGAAATCTACAACATTAGAATCATCGTCAAACTCTGCGACAGAACTAATTGTCATACTCTTATCATTCCGTTTTTTATCATCAGCAAATCCACGAAGGCCCCATAAAAACGTAGAATGGGGATCTGTAGTTGCCATTTTTATCATGCCTCTAGCTATAGTAGAACATAATTCGTATTCTTCTGTTGTCATTTTAGATTGACTATCCATAATTATACCACAAGTAAATCCTTTTTGCCATGGTGTAATAATAACTTTAACAGAATTAATTACACTAAGTTTATCTTTTTTATCTGACATTCCAATACCTATCAATATTTTCACTACTGTAATCTATTACTTTGTATTCGTAACCTCTCTTCATACTTTTTTTACCAAATTCATCTGCATCTTTTTCTTTATCAAAGATAGTGTTAGTAAATAATTTATAATCATCTTTCTTTTTACTTTTAAATATTATAAAATATAAATGCATAACCTAGAGTCAATGGTGCTTAGACCCCTCAAACTAACCACCACTGAACTCTTCTGTCTCCTCGTAAAAGGAAATCTATAATTTTGTTTTATCATTTATTTATATTTTCCCACACCTTTATAGCTGCTGACTTAATATTACTATCCCAATAGAAAGGGCTAGGGTCAGTATTTAAAGGTGTTATCTTTATAGCTTTTTCTATATCATTATCACACATATCAATATAGTTTTCTAATGATTTAAAATCTCTAGTTAATTCTTTGTATCCATTTTTTACATCTTGTTTTGTAAGATCATACCATAAAGTTTTTTTAGGTGAGCAATACAATAAAGATATTGGTTTATCATGCAGTACAGAATATAAAGCCTGTTGTCTAAGATGATCTATCTTAGGTTTCTTAGGCAATCTAAGTGTTGACTTTAAATCAACTATTAGATTATCATATTCAAAGTCAGTAAACAATCTAACTGGATGTTTAAGTCCTTCTATATTTTCTACCTTTTCTTTTTGATAACTAATTATATTTCTTAACTGTCTTTCATATAATTTCTCTTCAAACATTTTAGCTATGTTTATAGAATTATATAACTCTTCTTCTGCATTAAAAAAATTATTTTTCTTAAATCTATGAGTTAATAACTTTTCAAAATGACTATCATCCTTTTGCGACATACCTCTTTTTATTTTATAGTAAGCACCAAACTCTGCAAGATTACCCCTAACCATTGCAGGACTACTAGATACCCTTAAACCTAATCCGTAGTGAACAAGCCACTCACTCGGATTATGTTTAAACTTGTTAATAGAACTAAAGCTATGTTTAAAGTCTGACTTGATTATATTTTTTAATTCCATTTAATACCTAGTAGTTTGATTTGTTACGCTGATAATACTTCTTCTGGGTCTAACTCTTTGACAACTTTAGCGTCAATAGTATCACTAGAATTAGTTGATTTAGATTTAGCTGAGTTATATAAATTTATAACTTCTTTATTTTCTATCTCAATAGATTCCTGAAACAACTTTATTGTTTCCATATTATCATCGGATAATTGTAGGTTAGCATCTGAGTTTACAACTATATCTGGAGTATAGTAAACATTACCACCTTTCTTTTGTCTTTTAGTATTTAAAGATAAAGTACAATTAAACATAAGTTTTTTTCTTTTGTTAAGAAGATCTAAAGCAGAACTAACTGGTGAGAAAGCTGTGCCTGTAACTCTATATAACACAGGAAGATCTTTTATCGATGTAGTCTCCCCTTTAGAATTAACACCCTTATCAAAACTTAATAAACCATAGACTAACTTATAACATCTAATAGTTCTTTGCTCTTCTAATTGTTCTGGAGTTAAACTTGATCTTTCTTTAAATGGTATCTTACCACACTTAGTACCACCTAAGATATCTATAGCTTCTTCTCTCCAACTTTTAAAAATTATAGACCTGTTTACATATTCACTTTTGACAGCATCATAGTGCATGTATTGCATTGCACTTATAAATGGTCTAAAGGTTACAGGTTTTGAATATACATTCTGTCCTGTACTAGAATCGTATGTATAAAAATGACCTACTGGTAATTGATTACCATCATCATCTTCTGGGCTACGATTTATAGCTAATCTAGGTATATTAACACCCATGCTAGACCCATCATCCTGTCCTATGGCTTGCATTATTTGCTCATTAGACATTCCTTTTACTATTATATTATTATCAGACATTTGTCCTCCTTATTTTAGTTTGCGTGTATATCATATTTATAATAAAATACCAGTGGTTATTTTGACGCATTGTAAAGTATTTTAATTACTAAGTATGAAACATATATTATAGACATTACAAATAGTATATCTTTTAACATATCAGTGTATCTCCATTTATTATTTTTACTTCTAAATCATCAGCGTTTGCAAAGTATGTCCACTCTGACAAAAACTCATGCTTCTCATTTATGTACAATGTTGTAGGCTCTATTACACATTGGTCCTTTAGTTGTGTGTATTCTAAATATGCAGAATACTCCTCATCAGAATACTCATCTAAGCTATCCAATACATCTATGTCCTTACTCATTTTATGTCCTCCATTTGTAACCAGTTAATACCTATCTTTGATTCGGTATCTAGGGGTACGTTAAAGTTAATATTGTAATACGTTTTGAGGGATGGTATTACATCTGATGTGCCCTGTTTAAATATTTCACTCATCACATCTTCTTCTCCAGGATAAACATCTGCCACGATAGAATCATGAACTGTGTTTACAAGTAAACTTTTTACACCTTTGTCTTGCATAATTTTATATATATTTATACATGCCATTGGTACAATATCTGCTGTTGCAAAACCTTGTACAGGATAATTTTTTATCTGAGTACCATAAGTAGATCCACCCCAAGGAGTTCTTTCTGCAAATGGGAAAGCATACTCTCTACCAGTTGGTAGCTTAATTCTCTTATAGCGTATAGCCTCACTCTGTAATTTTTCATGCCATGTTTTTATATCTTTATACTTTTCTAAGAACTTAGTGTAGTATCTTTTCTCATCTTCAGTACCAGTTACACCACCATACAAAGGCTTAAACGTATGAGCCTTTGCATCTTGCCTAGATACTCCTATAATATCTGCAGTGTATTGGTGTACATCTATATTATTTTTTATATCTTCCATACCTTGCTTATCTTGTGCAAGATATACTGCAGTTCTAAATTCTAATTGTGCAAAATCTATCTCCAGTATCTTACCCCCTTCAAATCTAGAGGTAACAACTTTACGAATAGGAAATGTTCTACCCCTAGGTTGGTTTTGAAAGTTAGGATCACGACTAGATAACCTACCAGTTGCAGTTATAGCCTGCATAAATTTAGGATGTAGAAAACCTTTTTCATTTGTAAAGTTTTTTAATCCTTCTACAAATGTATTTAGATATGTATCTACTGCATTGTGTCTTACGATTGCATCTATAAATTCTTTGAACTCACCCTCTGCTTCTGAGGCTATCTTACTCAAAGTAATTCTATCAGTTCTAAATCCAGACTCTGCTATATCATATACACTTCTAGGTCTTTGTCTAAATCCTGCAACTTTTGCCATTGGTGTATAGATGTAACCTTCTCCATCACAATCAGAACACTTAGTATAATTTTTAAATGGGCTACCATCTTTTTTTATTCTTTTGATAACACCCTTACCATGACAAGCTATGCATTGTTCTGCTACAGTTCTATATATTACCTCTGTATTATCTGCAACTAAATTTCTAAATTGCTGTCTAGAGTAGTTAGGTCTTCTCTTACTCTTACCTGTACTTTTATCTATACCAACATTAAATATCTTAGCCCATTGTTTTTTATCTTTGGGTTTCATAGAATAAATTAACCAAGCTAATTGTTCTGGACTAGATAAATTAATTTTAGTATCACCCATTTGTCTGTAAACAATCTTATCTATCTTTTGTTTTAGGTATGCAAACTCTGCTCTAAATTCTTTCTCAACTCTATCTAATTCATTTAAGTCTACATTAATACCATTACGTTCCATGTCAGATAATACAACTAAAAACTCATTCATCATCTTAACTGTCATAAGTAATCCCTTATTCTTTTCTGATCTAAGGTCAGCCATCTGAGAATCAAATAGACTTCTAGTTATCTTAACATCTATTCTACCATATTCTTCTACAATATCTTTCGGTATGTTTTCAAAAGATACACCTCTATCCATATATTCTTTTACACTGCTATCTTTAGATCCTATCTTTCGTCTACGACAACACATCTCAAGTGTTAAACTTTTTCTAACACCTCTGTTTAAAATATATTCTCCAAGCATAGTATCATAAACTCTACCATTATATTTAAATCCAGATTCTAATAACCACATTAAATCAAATTTAATATTGTGACCTACTAATAAAGTTGTTTTATTTAGAGTATCTTGTATCTTAACTGCACAACCTCTATCTATTCTCTCGCTATGATTTGTAAAATAATACTCCTCACCAGACTTAGAATCTAAACCTACACTAACTAATATATTATCTGGATGAAAAGGTGACGGGTCATACCCACCATTCTCATTTTTTTGCCACGATGTTTCTACGTCTACTGTTGTTATCATAGGTTCCTTTCTACTTCTGCTATTGTAATAATATATTCTTTACCTTTATAATTTATTTCAAGATCACGTTCAAATTCCATTGTATTATTAATATAAAAACCTGATCCAACACACTCTAAGTTTTTATGTTTATCCATAAATCTTTGAAATATATTACCTATTTCTAATACTCTTGATGATTTTATTTTATACTTCATACCTACTTATACCTCTCCTAATGGTACACACAGGTTCACCATGATAGCCATTAATTTTATTTTTACTTACACATAATGTTCTTATCTTATTTTCTAAATCACTATTAGCATTTCTGCCTATACCAATAATTAAATCAGCTTCAGCAGCTTTGCCAGTTTTAGAGTTTTCCATCTGATCAAATGATATACTGTTTCTATTGTGTGCATCAGCTGACGCTTGAGATATTGCAATCACTGCACAATCTCTACGTTTAGCTATCTCTCTTACACTTGTATAAATCTGTCTCAACTTCTCATCTGTTCTAGCATATGTACCACTAACATTAACTTTATCTAACTGATCTATAACAATTATATCTGGCTTATGCTTCTCGCAATGTGCATCTATATCAGTCATAGACCAATCAACTGTATCAAACATTGATATATTATCTTTTATATCAGCCCATATTCTTTGGGCTTGTACCCTATCAAATAATATCTCATCCCTAGTCATACCAGTATACGCTGAGATTGCCCTTATCTGAGTTCTAATAGCAGGCTCTTCATTTATAAAGGCATGTACTTTTGCACCTTGAGAACAAAAACCATCTGGTGCTGTACATAAACTTACCCAGAAAGCTGTCTTACCTGTCTCTGGTCTAGCAAATGCAATCATAAGATTGCCACCACCAATACCACCTACATTTTCTTTTAACACAGGTATATTAAACTTCCATTTAGTAGTTACGTCAAGTAATCCTAACACTTCTTTTACAT